CCGAATTGCCAGCCGCTCATCGTCCGTGGTACTTTCTGCGCCGCCGATTTAATATCGGGTAGACATCCGGTGACGCAAATGGATCTTCGTCCACGTGATACTAAGCCTGAGAAGCCGAAAGGACTCAGAGCAAACAAGACTTCGTTCAAGAAAGATAATCCTGGAGGACCTGGACGAGGACCAGGAACACCGAACAAGACTACTGCACTGTTGAAAGAGTGCATCCTCCAAGCTGCAGAGATCCACGGACAGGACGGCAAAGGCAAAGGCGGTCTCATCGGGTTCCTCTTGAACATCGCCGAGAAGGATCTCCGCGCATATGCAATGCTACTGTCCCGAGTGATGCCCCTGCAAGTGGATCACAGGAAAGAAGTCAAGGTCGAAGTCACGTACCGCAGTGTTGAAGAGATTCAGGAAGAGCTCGCCCAACGCGGAATCAGGCTCGATCTTCTCGCGCGTGCGCTGTACACCAAGCCGAAGCTCTTGATTGATAACGAGGGCAAGGATGTCAATACCGATCGCACCAAGTGACGAGGCCGCTGCGGAACTCTTTCTTAAGCAACTCGCCAAGAAAAAGCAGGCGACCACGTCGACTCTTGCTCTCAGTGAGGAGTATCAGGGTGCGTTGGCCCGGGAGGACTTCCTTCTCTTCAGGAATATCATCCGGCCGAGACTCCTTCATTCATGGTGGCAGCGCGATGTCGCCGAACACCTGATGGAATTCTGGGCGGACTTCCAAGCGGGAAAGCGTCCGACGTTGGTGTTGCAAGCGCCGCCTCAGCACGGGAAGACCGAGCAGATCATAGACTTCATCGCATGGTGTGCAGGGAAGGATCCCTCGCTGAGAACCATATTCGGAAGCTACAGCGATGACCTCGGTGTGAGAGTGAACATCACCTTGCAGAGGATTTTTGATTCTGAGAATTATCACTCGGTCTTTGCTAGGACAAAGATCTCCGACGCGAATGCTGTGACAGTGTCGGGCCGATGGCTGCGGAACTCGTCCCTCTTGGAATACGTCGGGCACGAAGGCTCGTTCCGTAACACGACCGTCATGGGACAGATCAACGGACAGGGACTAGACCTCGGGTTCATTGACGACCCGATCAAGGGCCGAGCGGAAGCTCAATCCAAAGCAGTGCGCGAGAAGACATGGAGCTGGTTCACGGATGACTTCTTCGGTCGCTTCAGCGAGCGAGCCGGATTCATCATGATCATGACACGCTGGCACCTGGACGATCCCGTGGGACGATGGCTCGAGCACTTTCCCAATACGAAGGTCCTCAAGTATCCCGCTATCGCGACAGAGAACTCTGAGCATCGGTGCATAGGAGATCCTCTGTTCCCGGAACTGAAGTCCCTCGAGTTCCTGCAGGCGAGGAAACAGGTTCTCACTGCATCGTCGTGGGAAAGCATCTATCAGCAATCCCCCATTGTTACGGGAGGAGAGCTCTTCCCTGTCGAGCAGTTCAAGATCATACCGACGTTCGACAGAAGCAAGATCAAGCGCTCTGTCCGCTATGTGGACAAGGCAGGGACGGCCGATGGCGGTGCATACACGGCAGCGGCCCTCGTCCATACGATGTTCGACGGAACGACAATCGTCGAGGATATGCTGCGAGGTCAGTGGTCCGCGCTCGAACGCGAGCAGCGACTTCTGCAAGCAGCGAAGATCGACAGGACAACGTGTCCGCGGTACGCGATCTGGTTCGAGCAGGAACCCGGCTCTGGCGGGAAGGAATCTGCAGAGAGCTCAGTGCGTCGCTTCAGCGGATTCCAAGTGTACACTGACAAGGTGACCGGATCCAAGGAAGTTCGCGCCGAACCATACGCAGCGCAGGTCCAAGCGGGGAACGTGTTCCTCAAGGCCGCTGGATGGAACAGGGACTTCATCGACGAGCACGAGCAGTTTCCTGCGGGGAAGTACAAGGATCAAGTGGACTCGACCGCAGGCGCGTTCAACAAGCTCGCGGCATCGACGATGGGGTACGACAGAACTCTTTCATGGGTGGGATGACATCATGCTCCAGGTCATTGAAGGACCGACGATACTCGCAGGTGAGTCTTTGTCAGACGCGGTGGACTGCAGCATGGGTCAGCTGTGCAGGATCACGATGCCGTCAGCATGGGACACCGCTCGGCTGACTTTTCAGTTTTCCACAGACGGGATGTTCTTCAACGACATGTTCGGGCTCGACGGATATGAAGTCAAGATCGACAACGTCGTAACCGGTGCAGGCGTCATCATCCCCGCGGACATCGGTCGAGCCATAGCGTTCCTAAAATTCAGATCGGGATCGCGCGGCAATCCGATCGTGCAGACAGAAACAAGAGTCTTCGCGGTGACGGTGGTCCTCGATGCATAGGAAATCATCCAAGATCACGGGCGATGAGAGCCTGCCAATGAGCGGGGTCGTCGACTATCGCTACGAGATCACGCCGACGCCGAGCAACTACGATCTTCAGCAGACACACGCGCACTTCATCGCACGATCAAGGACCAAGGAACAAGTCAAGGCGTACTGGCAGCGACGACAGCTTCGCGTCGAGCTCGGGCGCAGGCTCAACAAGATGAAGATCACCCTGCCGAAAATCGGTGGCGCGTGATGATCAGTATCGTCACGCATTGGTCTGCTGGTGAGCGGAGAATCATTGTCTACTATTGGGCGCATGAGTGGGGCAGTTCAGCAAGCGACAGCATGAGATGGTTCTGAGCCATGGGCTACAGATTCTTCGGAGACACCTTCACGAACTTCTTGAGCGGCCTCGGCATGCCGGGTCGCGACAAGATGACGGGATACAAGTACGTCAAGGCGCTCTGGGGAAGAGATCAACTGGAGGCGGCGTTCCAAGGTGATTGGATCGCTCGAAAAGCAATTTCCATTCCGGCTCAGGATGCAACGCGTGAGTGGCGTTCGTGGCAGGCGAAGGCGAACCAGATCGAGCTCATCGAATCAACGGAAAAGCGCCTTCAGCTGCAGTTGAAGCTGGAAGCCGCGCTTGTTAAAGCCAGACTCTACGGAGGATGCTGCATTCTCATCGGGGTCGACGGTGATCTGTCGTCCGAGCTCCTTCCCGATATGGTGGCCAAAGACGGATTGAAGTTCATCCATGTTCTCGCACCGCATCAGTTGTCCATCGACAATTTGATTGTGGATCTTGCATCGCCCTACTACGGCCAGCCCGAATTCTATTTCCTGCAGGATGCTTCTCGCACTGAAAGAGTCAGGATCCATCCCTCACGCATGGTGAGATTAATCGGACTGGATTCCCCCGATGCGATGTCGAACAACGGCTGGGGTGATCCCGTGATGCAGGTGATCCACGATGCGGTGTCTTCCGCGGGCACCGTGGCACAGAGTATTGCGACGCTCATCAGTGAGGCCAAGGTCGACGTCATCAAGATCCCCGGCATGACAGAGATCATGTCCACCGATGAAGGGACCACAAGGCTCATCAAGAGATTCAGTGAAGCCAACGTCGCGAAGTCCGTGGTCAACGCTCTGATCATAGATAAAGAAGAGGAATGGCAGCGCATCGGCACGCAGTTTGGAGGGATGCCGGAAATCCTGCAGATGTATCTCCAGATCGCGGCGGGTGCCGCGGACATCCCCGTGACGAGATTCCTTGGGCGGAGTGCAGCAGGGTTGAATGCAACAGGCGAATTCGATCTTCAGAATTATTACGATCGCATCGCGTCGGATCAAGCCATTCGGCTGACCCCTGCGCTGGAGAAGCTTGATCAAGTCGTAATTCGTTCTGCATTGGGATCCCTGGACCCGAACATCTTCTACGAGTGGAACTCACTCTGGCAGATGGACAAAACGCAAGAGGCCGATATCGCAAAGAAAAAAGCTGAGGTCAGCAAGTTTGATGTGGATGCTGGCCTTGTTCCATTTGAAGCGTTGGCTCGAGGTCGTTGCAATCAGCTCATCGAAGACGGGACCTACCCCGGTCTCGAAGCGGCACTCGAGGAAGCCCTGAAGAAGCAGGACTTCGGTGAGCCACCCGAGGAGGAAGTCAATGAAGGCGAGGAAGAAGGCGAGCCTGAAACCGGCGAGAAAAAGCCCGAGGGCGGCAAAAACGGTAAAGGCAACAAAGCGAACGGCAAAGAGACTACGCGTCAATGACGGTGCTCCAACCTGATCCGCTCCCTCCTGGCGGAATCATAGTCCCCAGAGTCAGGCTCGATCCCAGTCGAAGCTCGTCTCTGCGGCGCGGAGGCCGAGGCCTGGTCAACAAGCGCGTGTTCAATCTGGTGCGACGGCTTCGGCTCATCCTCCAGGAATACGACGTACCGGGCCTCGGACTCGGCGCGAACGCCCCCGAGAACTATCAGCCATGGTTGGAAAAACCTTCTGCTCGCTTGATGCGCACCGAAACGATGCTCAAGAAAGTGGTCGAAGAGGAACTGGTAACACCGGTTGATTGGCTCAGCGCGTTGATCACGGCGGCGGTCGGGCGCGGGGTGGCGCGTGCAGGAAAAGAACTAGCGATGGCGCACGGCGGCCTGGACATCCGCGAGGTTTCTCACTTGCTGAGCGCCAGCGTGATTCTAGAGCTTCAGGGAATTTCCGCGGAAACTTCGCGGCGTGTTCTTCGGTCAGTGGTCAAGGCGATGGTGACCATGCGCACCCCGCAAGAGCTTATGAAAGAAGTTCGCATCACATTAGAACGTGTGACTCGGTCGCGCTTGATTACGCTGGTCAACACCGAGACGGTGCGGGCAGTCAATGCGGGAAAACTCCTGGCGTACAAGGCCGGAGGCGTGAAGCTCGTTGGTGTGGAGCCTGAGTATTATCCGGCAGAGCTTTTTCACACGGACCACAAGCATCGCAGCCATGGCGGCCTCTGGAAGGACGAGCTTGTCAATGTCCTGACCGCGGGCGACGAACTGGTGTGCGAAGAATGTGATGACATCGCGGCGGGCGGACCTTACGAAATCGATGAGGCGCACGGCTTGATCCCGGCGCATCCCAACTGTCGGTGCGCCTTCGTGCCCGCAGAAGACAAACGGTTCGCGGAGATCGAAGAGCAAAAAGAGGAAAATTGGTTCGAGCGTTAAGAAGGAAGAAGTCGTGGGGGTTATCACCAACCAACCAGGAGAAATTACGATGGCTGCTAAAGGAATTCTGGCGCTGATCATTCCGATTGATCAGGGCGCGCGTCCAGATCAATCGCTCCCCGGCGCACAACCGGGGATCGACAACACATTGCCGGGAGCACAGCCCGGTATCGACAACACGTTGCCGGGGGATCTGCCGATCCCTTCGCATCCGATTTACTTCCCGCTTCCTCCGGGTGCTCCGTATCCCGACCAGAGTCTCCCCGGTTCGCAGCCGTATCCTGATCAGGGGCTTCCCGAAGATCAACCGAAGCCGTCTCATCCCATCGTGCTGCCTCCGGGTGGCGGTGGATGGTTGCCGGTTTATATCTGGGGACCGACTGATCCACGCCCCGGCACCGGACTTCCCGGTGATCAACCGGTGATCGACAACACGTTGCCACCGATCGAGCTCCCACCCGAAGGCGAACTGCCGGAAGATGGTGCGCAGATCGAGTGGAAAGCGATGTGGACACCGACGACGGGCTGGGTCAGCTTCGCTGTCGTGGTTCCTGGTGCTGGTACTCCGGTTCCGACACCGAGCAAAGCCAAGCGCAAATGATCTACCGAGGAGAAATCCTCTTCGGCAAGGACCGTCAGGCTCCAGTGTCTGACGGTCCATTGCCTGGACCGATTGTTCCCGCCGGGGAACCATCGCAACAGCAATTGTCATTCACATGGAATAATGCAGCAGCACAGGGGAATACGATGGGACGGCGGTTCACGGTGATTGATAACTTCACCAGCGAAGAATTCCAGTGCGACTACGTGGCGGGCATGAGCTACGAGGCGCGCGATGAAGATAAAAAACTCCTTGGGCTTCTCGACAAGTGGATCGAAGAGGGCAAGGTGCGCGAAGGCGGACCCGAGGCCATCGTGACCGGCACCGCTGAGGTGACCGACAAATGAAAGTTCGCGAACTCATAATGGAGTTGCGCAAAATAGGCAACCACGACGCGCTCGTGTTGATGGACAACGGTGGCGTGCGACTCATCCAGGCCATCGAAGCCCAGACGCATGGCGGCGGTCGTACCGATACCGTGTATTTGCGCGCCCACAAGGAACCACGCGGCGAAACCGTTTTGAGTTCGTCACGTAAGATCGTTTGGCAGACAACCGAATAGGAGGTTACATTGGCCGTCACGCATCCCGCAGCAGTACGAAATCAGTTGGCTGATTTAGTCGTCGATCAACTCGATCTCAACACACCGCCCGGCAAACTGATCATGCAAACCGGCGCGAGCGCGACCGTCGCCACGTTGACGTTCGCCAATCCGGCGTTCGGTGCGGCGGCGGCGGGCGTCGCCACTGCCAATGCCATCGTCGCCGACACCAACGCGGTCGGCGGCACCATCAGCAAGGCTGAGCTTCGTCAGGGCGGTGGCACCGCGATCGTGTTGTGCAGCGTCACGACAACCGGCGGCGGCGGTGATATTCAGTTGAACTCGGTCGTGATCTCGGCTGGCCAGCAGGTGAGCTTGACCAGCTTGACCTACGCTGCGCCAGCGTAAGCTTCCGGCGCATCAAGCCCCCTCGCCTAGACGCCGGTTGGGAAGTGCGACGGCGGGTCCCTACTCCGCCGCCGCATGACCCCTTCGAGGAAATCAAATGGCATGGGTCCGCGAGGGCGAGTGCTGCAAGTGCGGCCAATGCTGTCGCGGGCCGATTGACGATCTGCCAGAGCAGCACGACGGCGCGTGTCCGTACCTGAAGCCTGAAGCGAACGGCGAAAGACTTTGTAAGATCCACGACACCGTTGATACGTACTGGTCGCGCGGCTGCAACGTGTGGCCGAGCGATCCGATCCACATCGCGAACTACGACCGCTGCACCTTCAGCTTCCGGTGGGTCGATGGCAGTTAAAACCTTTTATCTATTGAACACTGCCGCAGCGTCTCCGTTTTTCGGAGGCAGCTTGCAGGATGGCGGTTCGGCTCCCGCCGCAGCGGCGTCTACCTTTGGCTGGACTGTCGCGAAGGTTTCGACAGCGACGCCGTACTGGCGAGGCCGCATCGGCGCGTCGGCCACGGCGAACGTATCCTCTGCAAGCTCCGGCCTGTCCAATCTTTCCTTGGTCAAGGGAACGGGCGCGACCAACACAACGGCGTCCAACGCCTTTCGATCTGCAACGCCCTACACAGGAGTATTCGCCAACACCAACTGGACGTTCAACTTCGGTGTCAGGACGGGCGCGGCATCTCATGCGGGGCGCATGAGATTTCAGCTATGGGGCAGCCAGAATGCTGACGGCTCCAATGCGAGGACTATTTTCAGCCCCCAGCAAGCCAGCATCGTAACGCTAGCTGCGACGGCCACGACCTACACCAGCACCCTCGCCGTTTCTGCGGGAGCGCAGATTTATCTGAACAACGAGTATCTGTTCCTTGAAGTGGAGTGGATGACGACGACGGCGGGAGGCTCCAACTCCTGTTCCACATTGTTTTATCAGTCGGCTGGCACCTTCGTTACGCCGGACTTCACGGTCCTCACGTCAACGGCAGATGCTTGGAACGCTGCTGACCTGTTGAGCGCCACGCTGTCGAACGCAGACAAGACGGCCACGGCAACGGCGGCTTTCGGTGGCGTTCGTTCAACGCAGACTCGAACGAACGGCGCTGCCGGTAAATACTACGCTGAATTTTTAATGGGCAGCACGCCGCCTGAGTTTATCGGAGTCAATACACTCACTGTGCCGACCACGGGGAACGCGCAGTCGATTTACGTTTGGAGGGACGACGGCTCAATAAC